ATATTAGTAGGTTGATATATCTTTAATTCAGGGTAGTGTTTTATCATCTTTTCTAACACAGTTCTTTTAATTAACATACAGCCGGTTGGAGCGTGTGTTGCTTCTACAATACCTAAATTAGATTCAATATGATTTTGATCTTCTAGTTTTATTGGAAAAGTATACCCAGGTCTTTTTAATTCGTCTGCATTTTTAGCTTTATCCTTTTCTTGAAATATCTTGTCCCAGTCTAATGACTTCATTGGGTATGGGCATGCAATAACATCCTTATCAGCTTTTAACATTGTCTCTATAGTTTGAAAATTAAAATCAATATCTGCATCTATAAATAGTAAATGTGTATAACCATCCTCATGATTTAACATTTCAGCAACACATAGATTTCTACCTTGAGTAACTAAAGAAGATTGCATTAATGTAAANCTAACAAGTATTTTTCTCATCAAACAATCTTGTTGAAACTTTAATACTGCTTGACAATAATGCATNGAGACGTTGCCATGCACAGGTGTGCANACCATAATTTTATATGGTGATCTATCAGCTGGTTCAGATAAATCTATTACTTCNACTGTTTTTTGTTNTTCAAACCANATAGGTTTATTTGGGTTTTGCACTAATTACTCCTTTTAAAAATGTTGTCCATTGCATAGCAATNTTATTCCAGTTGTAATAAATGTGTGCGTATCTAGATTGTGAATCTAAATGGTCGTGTATTTGTTTTTGATCTAACGTGTGTGATGCTTGTTCNATACCAAANCCAAACTTCTGTGCAAGTGCTCTGTGATTAGAGTCGTATGGTATATACATTGGAAACTCTGCACCCGTTTCATACAAAGCACCTAAGTCATCAACAATGCAATATAAACCTGCAGCCATACACTCAAGTAAAGATATACAAGATGTTTCTTCAAAGATACTAGGATACACATACATATGATAATTTTTTAAATTATCTTTTATGTATTGATTAGGTCTATAACCTAAATAATTTACGTTAGGTAATTTATGGGCTTGTTCGTAAAGCTCTTTATATTCATGATCGTTTTGATCATAAAAATCTTTACCGTAAACTTCTGTAGACGAATATACATCTAAAGTAACCAAAGGATTTTTTACTAGTTGCATTGCACCTAACAATACAGATAAACCACGCCAAGGAGTATTTTGATGTATTATTTTTATAGGCTGACCTTTTTGATATGGTTTAGCTTGCTCTATTTTATCAATACCGTTTTTAATAACTACACATCTATTTGTAGGTATATTAAAATTGTATCTAAATTTTTCGTACGTCCAATGTGAATTAAAAACATACCAGTCATACTTATTATGATTAGCTGGGTTTTTAAACCAAGGAGCTAAGTTAGGTTGATCGTAAGAGTTTTTTTGCCAAAGTATATTTGGTTTAGTTGCATGCAACGGTATTTTTTCAGGCACCGAGGTACAAATCTGTACTTGATCTAATAAATTTTTATCTACGTATTTTTCTAAATACTCAAATTGTAGTTCTGTTCCACCCTTAGGGTTTTGGTTTCTTATTATCATTCATCACTTTCTGGAAGACTTCTAAACCTTGGTTAGTTACTTGCACAGTAACGTCTTGTACAATATCAGGTCCTTCTTTCTTCTCTTTATATGTTTCACCAGTTTTTGTATTTCTATATGTTACTATAGTTGTACAATCGATCTTTGGTAAATTATCCGTTTTCATTCTCTCTATTTATTAAAGCATAACTTATCAGGCCTTGTATTGTATTACTGCCTGTAGCTGCTTGTACAGTTATAGCATCTCCTGCTTCTAAATTCAAGCCTTGAGGTGTGGCATTTACTTGCGATTTAGCAGCCACCTCATCTCTAAAAAATTCGTATTCTGTGCTAGAGTCGGATGAGTCAACAAAATTCATCTGTACCAGAACACCTGATGATGCATCATTGTTTGCACAATATACACTTTTAACTATAATTGTTCCATCCGTAGGGCAAGTAAGCACTGTAGCTTTACCCGTGCCAGATTGTTTAAAACCTTGATTTTTATAAAATATACTCACGATAGAAAGTAATTAAATGCATCCTGTTCATTTTTCAAGTCTTGTTGAAAAGAAAAATTAAGTTGTTGTTGTAAAGTATTTAAAGACTCTAGTATCTGTCTTTGATTTTCTACATCGTATTCTTGTTTTGGTTCAGGTATGTAATTTGTTACTTTAGCCATTATTCTTCTCCATACTCCATATCACCAGCCATAGCTCCAGGTGATGAACTATAATCTCTACCACCGCTTGCAGCTGCTGCTTTTGCAGCTTCTCTGCTACCATATCCTCCATAACCTGTTTGAGAAGATTCTCTTATACTATCAATCATACCTCCAGAAGTATCAGGATCTAAACCAAATTGTTCAAAACGTTCTTTTAAACGTTTTTTACTAAAACTTTTATCAGCCGCTGCTCTTCTTAACATGTTTGATAAACTTTTTGCATCTCTTCTATACGCTATCATAGGTTGTGAGTAATATCCACCTAACGCATTCATTCTATTTAATTGTTCTGGTGTGTATCCACCAACACCTATAGTTGCAGGTCTATACATTGGAGAGTCTCTAAAGTCTAACATAGATCCTAAACCTTGTAATGCTTTTATAGGTGAAAACTTTTGTAAGAATTCAAATAATTTAGTAATACCTGTTTTTTCTTCAGGTCTCGAAAAATCTTTTTTATCAGTAAATCCTTGAATATTATCTATACTTGTTCCAAAAGGAACTGATGATACATTTTGTGCTGCTGATGATGCAGTAATGCCTGTTGGAACCATTCCTAATTGTTGTTTCATTAAATAAGTTGGACTTATATAAGGTTCAGTTGCTACATTAGGCACAGCACCAGCATTATTAAATTGATTAAAAAGTCTCTCTCCAACGTTAAAAGGTAAACCACTACTTGTATCTACAGGTACGGTTGAAATTGTGCCATCACGGTTTAGTAGGATATCAAACCCAGGTGTATTCGATACTTTACTCGCTACATCACCAGCAAGTTTTAATCCTATGTCCGGTTCCGCTGCGCTTGCTGAACTAAAAATACTAAAAATACCTTTTTCAGGTATTGCTTTTTCTGCATCAGCAACAGCTTTAAATTTTGCATAATTAGCATCTCCAAGAACAAATTGAGAAGTTGGATTTTCTTCATATTTTTGTTTAAATCCACCCATACCCATAACACCATCGTATTGTTGTTTTTCAAGAGGCGTCAATTGATTGTATAAATCTTGTGCGGTTATTTCAGCCATTATCTTCTACCATCCGGTTGTGCGTCTAATCTTAGTGTGCCGTATCTCCAGGTTTCACCTGTACCATCGTTTTCTATCTTTACAGATACAAGTCTTCCTCTGGCTCTAGTATCTACCTTATCAGTTGTTGACGTAACTGTAAAGGGTCCAAGAGGAGAACTTACAGCCACATCGTCTGGATATGCGCTGACTAACAATGTTACTTTAGCGTTACCAGTTTGATATTTAAAGTCAGGTATAAATCGTCTAACAGCCATGAAAAACTCACCATCTCCCCTGTAATCTGCAATACCGGTCGCTTGACCTAAAGCACTACGTCTAGATGTTATATCCCAATCTCCAGATCTTATAAATGCAGGAATAGCTGTGGTTGCTGTACTAGTAACTTGATCTGTTCCAACTTCGTGTTCATAATAAATACTAGCTCCGTATTTATTTGTAATTCCTAATATGTCAGGAAAAACTGGTGTTAATGTATCATCGTAATCTGTAGCGTAAGGATTATCAAATACGCTTTGATCTTGATATGTTGTTCTATCTAGAGACGATGTTGTCCAACAATTTTCAGAATAATTATATGTTACACATCTATCAATTTGATCAGATCCATCTTTTGGATAAAACCAATTTACTTCTGTATATAAATTATTTGACCCTGCAAAGATAACATCTCTTGAGTTAAAATTTAATCCAAGATTATCTCCGTCTGTGCTAAATACAAAATCTTCTACAAGAGATGGTAACGATTTTACTGTACCATCAAATGCAAAAAATCCACCCTGCGATCCCATCCAAAACACAGCACCATTAACAAAGGTCGCTGCATGTTGACCTATACATCCACAGTTAGTACCAACTTGTCTAACACTAAATGTAAATGGTGGACCTACGAATTGAATAACATATGCAGCAAGATCAGTTATAACAAACACATAATCTTTACCTTGGAGCGCTGCTCTTATCTCATTTCCTGTATCTAATCTAAACGTACCAGCAGTGTTGGTGGCTGTCGGTGTATATGTATTTAAATCTTCTTGATTAGAAAATCTTACAAACATTGGATCTTGTGTTGTCGTATCACCAATAGTTGTTTCAGTTCCAAAATGAAACAAATGTCTATCTCGATCTGAAACTAATGTAAATCTAGTAGCAGTAGGATTGTTAGTAGTTTGAAAATTAGATGTGGTTAACGACGCTCTTATTGTTCGTGGATTAGATGCGCCTGCATTCCATGTAAAAGTTTTACCATTAAATATAGTTGCAACTAATACTTGACCAAAGTTATCAAGACTCCAGTTTCCTGGATCCAGAGTCACATCACTAGTTGCTCTAGCTGTTCCCCATGTAGATGCTCCCCACGTTGATGTACTCCAACCATAACCAGTTGTTTGAGTTGTTGGTCCCACTTCAACATATGGATTAACAGTTACAGCACCAGCCGCTGTCATACCAGTGCCTCCTTCAGCACGTGAAGCTTGCACTGTAAATTTATCTACGTCGGGTACAGTTAATATTTCATATGGTTGTTCTAATTCAGCCGCTGTAAAATCAGATGCCCCTGTTACAGTCACTGATGAAAGAGTTACGTATCTTCCAACAGCCAAACCATGCGAACCTTTATTGATAGTCACTGTTCTAGATGCATTAACAGTTGTTAAAGTGCCTCCAGTGATAGCTGTATCTAAAGGAGTAATATCAAAAAAATCATTACCATAATACAGAAATAAACCTTGAGATGTTCCAATTGCAGAATATTTTTCACCTGCAAAACTTGAAAATGCAACTTGAGCTCTGGCAGCTCCTGGTAAAGTTTTATTAGCTGCTGTTAGTTGTAACCAACCACCTATTTTTTCTGGTAGTCCATATCTAAATCTAACAAAATCACCATCAGTCCATTGACCTTCTGCCCCTGATTCTGTATCTTGTTTGTTAAATCCAGCCTTGAATTTTAATTTCTGTAGCATATAGTAGCTTATATATTAGTTTTTTACAGAATGAAAGTCGGAAAATGGTAGAATTTATAGACAAAGATCCAAGATTATCACACAGTCAAAGTATGTGTATAACATATCCTAGAACTGTTTTAATAACATTTGGAAACTATCCTTA